TGAGGGCTTGTGGTTCTTCCACCTCTGGGGTAGGGGAAGGTTCAGAAGCTGGTGGTTCAGGAGCTGGCTCTGGAGCCGGTTCTGGGGAAGGAGGCGGCTCTGGGGGTTCAGGCTCAGCTGCTCTTGCAAAGTCAAGTATACTATAGTCCTGCTCCATTACTAGGTTCTCCTCGAGCTGCTGCTCCACGCTCGAATGCAGCAGTAATGTATTCAGGCATTATAAGAAATTGCTTACATGCCTCCGCTCGACCTTGATAGCGATATATCTCCTCCATTTGATCGGCTGTTTCTAATGCGGAATGGATATCTGCTAACCAATTTGCGATTTCTTCACAGTAATCTTGCCAGATTGCTGATTCTGCGAAGTCCTTGTGTGCTCGATGTGTAGTACGAAAGTTACGCTCTGCCATTAGAAGCCCTCCCGTGGCTTTAATGCACCGCTAGTTCTAAGCATTAACTCAAGGTACGGAATACGCTCGGCTGATACTTCAGGAAATCGCTCCTGCATATAGAGGGCTAAAAGCACCTCATTTGCAAGGTAACGCCGAAAAACTGTCTCTGCGACGTTTAGAGCCACACCATGCAATTGCTCCTTAAATATGACTAGCTCTGCTGCCGTAAGAAGATCTTGCAAGAACATCTCAATAAGCCGGTCAAATTCTGGCGTATGAGGTGAGTGAAGTAGTGCAGCACTATTGAATGCTACACCTCGCCAGAACACTGAAATCTGCGACTTGACTACTTGTAGGTCAGCTTGCATAGAATGTAGTAAGGTTTCGATGCCATCAATCTCTTCTGACAATTTGTCGTCAGTGGCCTCCCACTCCTCTCTAAGCGCTTTAATACGCGATTTGTTACGGTCGAATAAATTAAGCACGAGGGTAACTAGTGCGAGGCCTAATCCACTCATGCCTACGATTTCAGGTATAGTCATGCCCCCAACCCTTGCATTAGTGGAACAATGTTACCTGCTTGTGCTTGTTGCTGTACGGTTTCATCTGGAGCAACAACTGGAGCAATTTGTGGTGGCGGCTGTTGCTTAATCTCAAACTCGTCAACATTCTTAGCACCGAGTTGTGTTGCTATGTATTTGAAGATGCGTACAATATCAAAGCGTTGGAGAAGCTGCTCGTTACCAGCAATAGATTGGAAGAGCTGTATCCAAGCATCACTGAAATTACCTCCTGGAATACTGCCGTCTCGCACTATAAGGTCGTAGTCAACAGTGATATCCTTTGGTGTAGCCAGGACGCGATTGCCAGAAGGAGAGAATTGCTCCTGAATTATGCGAGGCCATTCCCCTATGGAGCGCACGTAAACATCTTCACTCATTAACTGTTGAGTATGGTATGCAAAGAAATAACCTATGTCCTGCATGGCCTGAAGGCCGATGATTTTGGCAATGCGTTCAAGGCGGGATACTGCGCCACGCGCTGTGCTTTGGAATTCTCGAGCTGAGAGGCGCTCGGGGCCACCTTGACGTAAAGTTCCCATAACTGGATTATCAGTGCCAGCAACTTGTTGCATGTAATTGATTAGGAAACTAACGTCCTGCAGGTTTGTACGAGTAATGTCCATGATAGTTAATTGTTTGACTACGTTTTCGACGCCGCGGCCCCAAGCAGGTCTACGCAGTCGTACTATGCCACCTGGTTCAGGATCACGTAGGTCCTCTATATTGAGGAGGTATGGATCAACTATGAGGACATCGTTAATCGCTTTACGCACGTTGGCAATGTGCGAGTTAAATAGCCAATCAATTGTAGTTTGCATGCCGCTAAGGATTTCGAGTCGAGAATAAGCAACTGGAGAATAGCCATCGAAATCAGGAGCAGTAATTGCGACAGGGAATAGGTCGTGGTAGAGTCCGAGTGGACGAGCACGTATAATAACAGCGTCCCCTGCAACAGTAAATAGCCATTTCTCAGGAACATCGGCATCTCCTAAGTTCCAAGCAGAGGGTATGAGTTTTACGTAAATGTTGAATAGGTCGATGGGATCGCTGATGTTGCGATTCTTTAGTTCCTGGTAGTATTTGCCACGTGAACGAGAATCAGCACCAAGAAGGGCACTTGATTTGTTGTTTACGTGACGTAGATAGCGAATGTTGAACAGGTCTGGATCTTGCTGTTCCTCAGTTAGAAGGTCCATGTAGTTGGATTTATCCATCCAACCAACGTACTCACCACGTTGTACTTCATGTATAGGGAAGTTAGGATCTGGTAAATAATTATAAGGATCAATGTTATGCAGAGCGTTTCCCTCAAACAGTATGGAATCCACGACAACGCGGTCACGATTAGCTTCATGAAATGTGCCAGCTTGATCAAAGATGCCTCCCGGAGCTGTAGTCATTTTCTTGCCGTGCTTGGTAATCCATTGCGGAGTTACAATGCCGATGCCATAAGCGTTGGCATCACGGAACATAGTATGTAAGTTGAGGGCTACTTTGGTGCGATCAACGTGCAGGCTTATGATCTTTTCTAGCAACATCGCTCCACCTACATCTTCTGGTCCTATACCTTCGTAGCGGAACATGGGATCAGGAAAGAATGCAGCTACCATGTAGGAGATGATAGTTTCTAGTATGGCATAGGAGTAGGGGAATACAATGCTGACTGGTTTACGCTTGTCTTTGAACTTTACTGCTTTTTCCTTCTCACTGAGAGGAATGTAAGCGATAAGCTTGTCGTTCATCTCATCCCAATCAGTTTTGCGGTTCGAGATAACCTTAGAGCTTTCCCATCCATAGCGGAGCAAACGAGCAAGAATACGCTGATGTAGCTCTGCTCCTGGCTTTAAGTCGAGACCGTCAGGATAAGCATAGTCGTAGTCATATTGCTCAAGATTGTAGTTGTTGATCGTCTGATCTGGGCTCGTTACTGAATATGGCATGGTTATTACTTCCCTCAGGTTTCTCCATTTTGGAACGCAAAAAGTCCCGCACGTCAACAATGATATACTCTTCGCGTTTAGGTATACCAAATAGCATACTTATTAGCTTATCGCAATCCTCGGCTGTTAGGTGAACTATTGGCTTCATAATCCCCTTTCGAGAGCAAGTAGTTCAAATGCTCGTGTCATGCTGCGAACTACATAGGTACGGCGTCTATGCTTCATCATACGGTACTGCGAGTACATGCGAGCTAGGCCATATTGCCAATCTTTAGGTGCTACAAGAAAGAGCCGATTGGCGATGGTGCCGGTATCTAATCGCGCAACACGTGTAGTTATTTCATTCATAGTCTCAGCACCGCTATCTAATAGCTCTAGCGAATCCATAGGCGATATATCTATAAGGCAGTCATAGCGTCCAGTTAATGGTATGGACCATAACTCAAATTGAAATTTGCGCACTTCAGCTAGCGTAACAATGCCACTTAATGTACAGACAGTAAGGTGCAAATCGTGATTCAAAAAATACTCTATCATGCGAGCCCATTTATGCAAGCTCCGATAGCTTGTGTCTAAGCCAAGCTTTCTTACAGCCGTCGGGCAGCTTACTTAATATCATAGCCTTTTGATTGGTAGTCATAGTTTGGCACACCTGTAATAGCGGTTCAGTTGAGAGCCTTAGTTCGTTGGTGTAATCACGCAGCATATCTTGGAACTGGCTAAACAGCAATCCTTGTATATCTAACTGAGTTAGCGGATTTCCATCAGCATCATACATAGTTGCACGGTCCGCATTTACCTTCTCAAGCCAGTACGTAAGAGCAATCTGATCGTCCTCAGAGATGCTGAAAGTAAAAGTATAATCTACCATAACTCATTTCCATGCAGGAATGTATGCCGTGCTTCCATCACTAGTTTTCACTGCAAGCCAAGTATAGGGAGCAGTATTTGTAACTGCTGGACTATTGGTTCCAAGGGCAGCTGAGCCTGCGCCAGTTGAGCAGTTAGCTTTGTAGCTTAGTTTTCCATTAAACTCAACATCGCCAGTACCAATGAAGCGTGTGGTAAAGTTATCGGTTGTATTGCCAAAGTCAAATCGGTTATTGGAGTTATCTATGTAGAATGAGTCACGGCCAGAGTTAGCAATAAACTCGAAGCCGACCCCAGAGCCACTCACAGCAAAGGTTAGTTTGGTTGTAGTAGAATAGATTTCGCCGTATTGCGTGCTAGTACTTGCAAAGCGAAACTTGTTACCATTGAGCATGACAGCTGTATAAGCGTCAGTAGAATTGGCGAACTCAACACGATTGTTCGCATTATCTAGGAAGAGTACGTTGCGAGAACTGTTGTTGCGAAACGCAATCGTAGTATTTGTTCCGCTCAAATTAAGTTGCGCGGCTGTACTGCTTGACATCACCAGTTCTGCATAGCTGCCACCAGAATCTAGTGCTCTAATGCCACCACCACGTAATACTCGAAACACATAGGTGTCGGTAGAGTTGCCGATGTCGATGCGACTGTTTGAGTTGTCGATTTGTAGGGCATTACGAGGAGCA